GTTTTGAGCATAGGTACTTCAATCTGATCTAACTCAACTTTCAATACTTCTAATGTTGGTGGTGATTTGTATTCACCAAAATACTTCAATATAGTCTTAGTTATCCATTGACTGGATTCTGATGAAAAGTATTTTGGATCTAGTATATCATGCACTTGTTGCAAGAAAGCCCTGTCTCTCATTAAGACTGTGAGCACTTTATTTTGAAAACCAGTTCCAAAAAAACTTAATGTATCTTCTACTTGCATATTGTAACCATACTAATAATTTATTAATCTTCCAAGGTATGTTTATCTAATTTTGAAGTAACTTCTCTTAACCACATTTCTGTGTTTTTAATAGCTGATGTCATACCATCCTCAATTAACATTGTATGGAATTTTATTTTTACAAGTCTTTCTACTGGCTTTTCCATCATACCAATAATCTTCATTTTATTACTCATGTTGATATCGCTTGTGCCTAATTGTATTACTTCAAAATACAATCTAACATTTGCTTCAGCTTCTAGTACTTTATTGTAAATTTTTACTTTACTTCCTACTGATACTTCTTGTGCATACTTATAAAACTCATCCAAGTTCATAGCTTCTTGTGTAAACTTAGGAAACCTCTCAAAGATAGTCTTAGTGCCAAGTCCAGGTACTCCAGGAATATTATCACTATCATCTCCAATTAAAGATCTGTATATAGCAAAGTTAGTTGGTGGTACTCCATATTCAGTAATCACATCATCAGTATAAAACATACGCTTTTTAGTTGGACTCCATATATGAACACGGTCATCTACTAATTGCATGAAGTCTTTATCTGAAGACATTATAAATACTTGTGAATCTTTCACAGCTAAATAATCATTTGCTAAATAAGCAATAACATCATCTGCCTCTGAACCATCTATAGTCATAGTGGTAATAGGCATAATTTCCAAGTACTGAATTAGTCTTAGCAATTGCTGTAATTGATTGTCTTCTTTATCAACTGTTTCTGATCTGTTTAGTCTAATCTTTACTTTTCGATTAGCTTTGTAGTCTGGGAATATTGATCTTCTACGAGCTGAGCCATTCTTACCATCAAACACCATAATAACCCTAGTTGGATTAATGTTCTTGATAGCATGACCTAAGCTTAATAGTGATCCTGATATTCCACCTACATGCTCTCCATTGCCGTTTGTAACGGGACTCGCTGAGTATGCTCTTATAAAGAGATTGAGACCATCCACAATTAAAACCCTAGAGTTTTTATGGATAGTCTCAGTTTCACTTTGTCTGAGCTTGAGCTCATTAATCAGCGCTTGATATTTATTTATCATTAATCTACTAAATCACCATCATCAACTGATATCGAATCTGGATCAAATCCATCTTCAGCTTTGTATTTCATAATGAATATATCACAGATCTTTTTATAACAAAAGTCTTTTAACTCTGGATCTGAATCCAACATGCCTTTCCAATCTTTAGACATAAACCTAATCTCTTCTCCAGTAACTTCATTCACTAATGTGTAGTAAGCTCCTGATTGTTTAAGTAGGCTATGATCTTTCATAATTGTTAACCAGCTATTCTTATCATCAATTCCAGAACTAAAGTAGATATCAAAAGTTGCTTTCTTAAAAGGAGGTCCCATACGATTCTTGATTACTTGAGCTTCTGTTTGTACTCCAATAATCTGTTCTGTCTTACCAGTACCACTTTTTAACTTTCCTATACCTTTAAGTCTAATTCTGCAACTTGCATGAAAACCCAAAGCTTTACCACCACTAGTAGTCCATTTGTCACCAAACATTACACCCATCTTTTCACGAAGTTGTGATGTGCAGATTAAAAGAACTCTTTGCTTTGCAATAATGTTTGTGATCTTACGCATTGCTTTTGACATTAAGATAGCTTTTGAAGTTGCCCAACCATCTTTATCATAGTCAGCATCTTGCTCTATTTTAGTAGTTGCAGCTGAAACTGAATCTATTGCAATAGTAACTAAACGATCTTTTGAACTTTTACGAACTGTTTCAATAATATTCTCTACAGCTTCAAACGAATCCTCAATAGTTTCCAAAGGTACATACAACATGTTTGACACATCTACTCCAACAGCTGTTAAGAATTCTTCACTTAAAGCATTTTCTGTATCAATGTATACTGCTAATCCACCTTTCTTTTGTGTGTTTGCTAATGCATGTGCTACAACTAAACTTTTACCTGAAGCCTCCATTCCTTGTAACTCAATAATACGACCTACTGGAAATCCTCCATTTGGTCTATTAGAGATAGCAAGGTCTAATAGAGTGGATCCTGTTCCGACCCACTCCGTTAAATCTGTTGGTGTATCTTCTTCTCCACTTAGGAAATGAGCAGCCTTAAAGTCTTTAAACTGTTTATTTAAACTGTCAGCTAATAATGAAGCCAGTTCGTCTCTGCCTGATATTTCATCAGGTACTTTTTTTGTCTGCTTTGCCACAACTCTTATGAATTAAATAGTGAATCAAATGCTGAAGAGATATCTTCTGATTTGGTTGCTGTTGTAGCTCCAGTGATAGGACTTCCTGATTGCTTAGTGCCATCTTGTGTTCCTGAGTTTGGATCTAACCATTTTTGTAAAGCTTCAGTCATTTCTGCATAACTTAATTCAGTGAATAAGTCTTTAAGATTTTTCTGACCATTTACAATCTTCTCAGCAATTTCTTTATCTGTTGTTGCTGGAGTTGTGTTTGGTTTTACACGTACTGTTGTAGTTGGAAATGCTCCTTCTTTTTCTGCTGCTGTATATTCTACAGTAACATCACGTCCGTTCATAATGTCTGTAATATCACCGTAATCAGGATCTGATATAATACCTAATAATTCAGTAAAGATTTGTTTACCAAAAGCCCAAAACTTAACACCTTCATGTTCTAAACCACGAATAATAACTGGTGCATAAACTCTAAACTTAGGTTCAATTTTCTTACCTAATTTCCAGTCATCCTTGTCTCCTGACTTTTTTAACTTTTCTGCAAATTCTACGATTGGATCTGGACGTCCAAATGATACTGGTGATACCATTGTACGTTTTCCAATTTCATAATGAAAGTACATTTCTTGAAAGGGATTGTTTTTGTCGAATGCGTAGGGTACGATACGTACTTGAGTTTTTCCTACTGTTGGTTTCCAAATATGCTCACTAGCCTTATTTCCACCACTGTTTGTTTGTTGCATCTGTTGCAACTTTGCTTTAATCGAATCTAAATTGATTGCCATTTTTTACTTGTTTTTAATTGTTAAACTTACTTGACTTTTATTAATATAAGGATTCTTTTTAATACTTGCAACTATGTTGCTAACTTTTAAATCCTCAATGCTTGTCTACTGTTTATTACTTTTTTGCCTTTTAATATGACAATTCTCTTATTTCTATTGTTTTATAGTTTGTTTGGCCATCTGCCAATAACATCGTGTCTTTATAATTATTCCATTCAATAATGAATGTTTTATCTAATACTCCATTATTTAAAATGCGAATTAAACTATTAATTGCATTAATGCTGTAGTATGTGTTAGTTTCTTTTTTGCGATTGATTGATATTGTGTTACCTAATCTTCTTTCGCTAGTATTTACATTATATATACAAACAACACTATTAGGAGCTTGAATATAGTAATAACATTTCATATTTGCAACATCATCAACACTATATGCTTTATAGATATCTCCAATACTAACTGGTAGTTTATCTAAATAAGTAAAAGTGCAAAGTAGTTGAGGTCTCATCTGTTTGATAGTACTAAGCTTATTTTTTAGCTTTGTTTAATTGGTATGTTCTAAGCGCAATATCAGCTTGTTTTACCTTATCCTCTAATCCCTTTTCTGCAGGATCTACCGTATCTTCTTCTTTAATGTTCTTACGCTTCATGTTTTTCTCACAAAGTAAACTTGCTACTTCTTCACGAATCATTTTAACCAGTTCTGATTTTTTCATTTACTCAGTTGTTTAATATAAATATCTCCATTTACTGTAAACACTTATAATTACTACCTGTTTTTATCTTGAATGGAAAATGAGTTGGTATCACTTTGTTTAATGACTCTTGCAATAACTCACACTTATCTTTTGGTAAATCAAACAAGATACTATCATATGTGTATAGTATTGGTACAATATCTTTATCTAGTGTTTTAAACAACTCATTAAGCATTGTTACGTTTTGTTCTGTTTCATACATCTGAATAAAATAGTTAAACAAAGTGTACACAGTTATATCCTGATAATTAGCTAATACTAATCTTCTTTTTGATATAGGACTCTCTACATACCCACTACTGTTAGCTTCTCTCCAAATCTCTTGTGCTAATGCTTCAATAGACGCAAAGAAAGGTATATGCATATACTGTTGTTGTATTCCTCCATATATCTGCCTAAAAGTCATTTCTTTAGCTTTTTCAATGTCCTCTTGTGTTGGTGTTTGAGTGTTGCTGTAATGTTTGGCTAAGTGTTCGTATACATTCTCACCTTTAAAATCATATCCAATTAAAGATGCAATTAGTCTTGGATGATATGAATTAAAGTCAATCTCAACCAAAGTACCAAGTCTATTTACAAAACAGTTTCTAGTATCATCTTCTTTGTTTAAAGCTGCAAAGTTTATACCACCAAACCTATTGCTTGGTCTTCCAGTTGTTGTGTAGTAATTGTATTG